GCCATGGCTTATTTTTTAGGCGCTGGTGGACCCATTGCCGATTGTGCCTTCATCTGATTCTTTGTCAGCTTGTTCATCGGAGCTGCGTTTTTCTTTACCTCGCCAATCTTTTTACCCCATTTTTCAGCCTGTTTCGGACTCAAAACCTCATTAGGCTTGCCACCACCAACGCCTCCGCCAGCAACAGCACCCTTGCCCTCGTCTATAGAGCCGCCACGTCTTGTTTCGTTACGTTCGTCAGAACAGGTATGACCGCTGTCATCGCGTGAACACGTTACAGTCTCCTTGGCCTCCTCCCCCTTCTTCTTCTTCTTCAAGAACTGGTTTACCATGCTCATGCCGAACATGTTGTCCTTATAATCCTGTGATGATATCATGTGCCTTTTTTTTACAAATATATACAAGTTCACATAATTTACAAACTTATCCTGGTTGGGGTCATAATCTGTAAACTAACTATGGTTGGGGTCCCCCCCTAGTCCCCCCCAAGCGACCGCAACTTCCGAAACGCGTTTAGCAGGGGGGGTGGGGTCGATTCCTGTTCCACGTGGAACATATGGTTATGTATTGGTGTCACCTCGGCAGGGGCATGGGTACACAATCTATTATGTACAGATACAACGCAGCACCATACAACACATGCGCGGCCATACCAAACCATAATGCCGCCACTATTGGTCTCCCACCCGTGGAGAAAGTAGACTAACCCACTGATAACCAACCACATGCCGCTAAACACTCTTGTAGTGCTACGTTTATGCATGGCCTTTTCTAGGGCAATCGCGCCCCCAAACCTAGTATTTTAACACTTTTAACATTTCGTTCACAGGGCGTCTAGCACAGCCCCGAGGCGGGCATTCTTGGACTCCTAGCAGCCCTGTTCGCATGCCTATCCCCTTGAATATTAGAGCGTTACACCCAGAAACTGCTTGGAATATATCCCTATTTAGACGCGTTCTCAATAGCATTCTGAGGGGGCATAGGGCCACTATCTCGGGAGCGGTGGTATCTACATATCACCCATGCGTCGAACGTCGATTTAAAGCGATTTCCGCATGTTTACAGGGGTTTCGGGAGGGGGGCTTGGTTTGCTCGGGGCAACCCAAGGTTTGGTGGGCCCAATGTGCGGGCGTGCCCGAGTGACTTCTATGCTACCTTGGGGGTTTGGGGATCTCTTCCCTTCCCTTCTATGTGTATTGGTGCTGCCTGTAGCGAGTTTGCCCGCGCCTAGGTATGGCCTGTAGGCTTGAAACGCTGACTCAGTAAGGCTTGTAGGAGATTTGCTGCTAAGATAGTCAATGTTTACGCGGGTTCCAAGAGATTGCATGAAAATAGTTAGATATTCGTCGATAATAAATAGTCATTCGTCGACACTTTTGTTCAATTAGGCGAATATATTGGTACTAAGTGATAATTTATTAGGAATGAAGATTAGAACCCCCATATATTTGCCCTCAGTTAACAGGGACATCGGTTCTACTACGTTAACGGGGTGTCTACCACACCCACAACAGGATGAGGTTAAGCGGGTGTTGGTTCTCATATCCGCAGCCTAGACTAACTGAGAAGGTAAGCGCAAGCCTACTGAGTGCAAGGGTGTCTAGGACGAATAGAACCCAAGTCGCAAGGCTTGTAAAATCGCAAGTTCTTTGTTTACTGCAACCGATTTCAACCGCATGTGAAGATGCATGTGGGTTGAATGGCAACTATAGCAACGGCAGGCGCTACACCCCGCAAGGTGTGTACGGGGTTCGAGTCCCCGCGTTGTACTAACACTTAATACACAGCAACATGATTGAAATCACCAACCTCACAGCGCTCGAAAGCACAGCGCTAACAGCAATCGCTAACGGAATGTATGCCGAGTTAGGCTTTTCAGACGTGAACGTACACGACGTAGTTAGGGCCACGGGCATAAAGACAAGCGTCCTGCGCGGCGTGCTCTCGTCCCTAGTACAGAAGGGACATATCAACATGTACGAAAGGACGAATGAGTACGGCTACAACTCAAAGGACCCCGATTGGGCGCCTATAATCTACCTACAGGGTGCCGCCGTGGGCCTTGCAAAAGAGTGGGTGGAATATGACGGCGTAGAAGCGGCCACAATCGCTATTTAAACAGGCATGGTGCAAGGCGGGGTTCGATTCCCTGCCCTGTTTCTAAACTTAATACACACTATTCATATGACAACTCAAGATTTTATCCAACAGCTAGTAGACATGCACGTATCTAGCTACAACAGCGAAACCAAGCGCGTAGAGATGACCAACGGCATCGAGGTCTCATACCGCGTAGAGGTTGCCGAGATTCACAACCCGCAATTGCCCCTGCAAATGCAGCTAGTGGTGACCTACCAAGGCGCGTATGTAATGCGGTATGGCGCTGAGAACGAGGAAGACAACAGGATGCTCGCGGGCTGTTGGTTGCGCCTTAAAAACGACGGGTACAGCGCCGATAGGCACAAGGAACAGGAGCTACAACACATAGGCTACCGCACGCTGATGCGCGGCCTAAAATAGACAGGCATGGTGGCCATGGGGAGGCTCGTTTCCTCCCCCTGTCTCTAACTTATAACACAACACAACATGAACAAACACCAATTCGAGGAATTTGCCGCTATCTACAGCAGCGTGATAGCTAAAATGGACGCCATGCAATCAGAGCACCTGTACTACCTCAAACCCGAATGGGCCGTGCTAAATGGCCAAAAGGATATCCTTCTAGAAGTAATGCAAATCGTTTATTAACATACAACACACCATGAAAAACACAGCAAACACATGGGCGTTCTACATGGACGCCGCGCTACACACGGCAGGCCTTACAAAGCAGCAGGCCGACGCAATGTTCAAAGAGTACGCAGCCCGCGACCCGCACAGCGAGGTTGAAATCTACATAGCCGACGTGCCGCGATATGCCCGCATATGCAGCGCAACTAGCGAGGGTATGAATGAAGGCTACCTGTTTGAGGACGCGCTGCTGTACTTCGCCGAGCGCGAAGCGGCTGAGAAGTTCGCACGGAATTGCGGCTATGCGGACCTCGACGAGGCATACGACGACGAGGCCTACTGCTACACAGAGTGGGACGTAGAAGATGAGGACGAATGGTACGAGAAGCACGCGGGCGTTTGGTACGAGTGTACCGACGACTCGAGAATTGCGATATAAGCTAGGCATGGTGGCCATGGAGGGGCTCGCTTCCCCTCCCTAGCTCTAATTCATTAACAACAATTTATTTTCAACACTATGAACAACAATTTCAACCTCGACAGCATGCTGTCAAACATTGCCACAGGCGCTAAGACAATCGAAACCCTTCAGTCTACAGGACTCGATTGGCAGGTAAACAAGGTACAACTCTACACACCCGACGGCACGCCTGTCGATAGTGCATGGGCTAACCAACGTGCCGACAACGGGGCTATCCTAGGCGTCATGTCAGAGCAATACGCGGTCTTTCAGAACGACGAACTTGCTGAACTATGCGAGGCTATCGCAGGCGAGTTTGGCTACAGCATCCACAAGGGCGGCGCTCTTAACGGCGGCAAGAAGGTCTACCTGCAACTCTCAGCGGGCAGCGTGACGGGTATCGGCGACAACAACGACCGCGTAGAAAAGTACGTGACCGCGCTAAACTCATTCGACGGCAGCAGCAGCGTTTGCTTCGGGTCCCTAGGGTACACGATTAGCTGTCAGAACACGTTCTACCGAGCAGCCCGCGACAAGGCCATGAGCCGCGTCCGCCACACCTCTAGCATGCGCGACCGCATCGAGGCGGCCAAGCATCAGATTCTGGGTATAATCAAGGCCGACGAGAGCCTGTATGATACCTTCTTCAAGATGGCCAACGCTCAGATGACCCCCGAGATTGTACGCAGCGTGGTTCTGAGCCTCACGGACGTGGACATTACCAAGACCCAGAGCAGCATCAAGGCCGACCACAGCGCCCGCAAGTTTAACATCGCAAGCGACCTGCTAGACAGCATCCGCCGCGAGACAGCATACAAGGGAGGCTCGCTATGGGGCTTGATGAGCGGCGTTACCCACTACACGACTCACAAGGCGTCCGCTCCCAACCGCGAGAATGGCCGTATCGAGGCTAAGATGACAGGCAACGCAGGTTCAATGGACGGCCAAGCGTTCGACATCCTAGCGAAAATCGTAGCCTAACGGCAAGCAGGCATGGTGGCCTTGGAGGGGTTCGATTCCCCTCCCTGCTTCTAAACAATTTATATGAACACTATGTACATCATCAAAATGACGCGCATGACATCGGGAGAGGTGACCATGCGCAAGGAAATCAGCGGCTACACCCGCGCCTACACACTATTCACGGAGCTATGCGACGAGCGGTCTTACGACGTACAGGAAAGCCCAATGGACGGCACATACTTCGGCGGCGGCCATGGCTATGACTTCATGATAGAGCTATCAGTCGATGACGAGGATAGCGAAGAAACTCAATACGAACCCTTTTAACAGCACCAAACAATGAAGACCAAGTTAACCCTCATCGCCGTGCTTATCGCGGCCCTATGGCTAGGCTCTAGCATCGACAACGACATGCTCCTGCACGATTGTGTAATGCAAACGGACGGCAGCGACATGGCATGCGATAGCTGCTACCATGTAATCTACGGAACGTACCCAAACAACTAAGCAACATGAAACACTTTAGCATCCGCCGCAACATTCCCTTCCTAGACTGCAAGGGTATGGGCTTCCTCTACCAACGAATGGGTAGCAGGTATTGGATAGAAATACCATTCGTAAGTATCACCTTTAAACTAACAAAGTAGCAACATGACAACTCAGAAACTCACAGCGGACACTATCGATAGACTGATAGGCCGCACCATTCACAGCGCAGGCGACAATTGGATACAGCTAGACAACGGCATCCGAATCTATCTAGACGACAGCGAAATCGAACACCTCAATTAACAACAACATGAAACAAGAGTACATGGGCATCAGCGGCAAGGTTAGCCATGACCCAGAATTAACCAAGCAGTACAACGCCTTGCTTCAGAAGCTAGGCACGGAAGGTATGCTCGTCCTCATCGAACGATGGATGGACGATGAAGACCTGCAATCAATCATCGCATACGACGACAACTATTAAACCCAACAACAACTATGAGCAACGGAATCAAACCATTCGAGGTTATCGAAGGCAACCTCAAGGCAGTAAAAGACACAAGCGACTTTGGAGGCTGCAACATGTGGCACCTGTACATCAAGACTACACGCGGCTACTACAACATGTTTCAATGGATGAGTGTATACAACATCCAAGACTTATTCAATGCCAAGCTACCCGTCTACGAAGACAAGAGCAGCCGCAGCACTCAGTATAAACTAGCACAATAAACAACAACAGCAACATGAAAATCTTATTCTTCGCAGCCATGGCGCTGCACCAACACACGGCGGAAATGCAATTCCGTGAAATGCAAGACAACGGATCTGTAGTGTACGAGGGTGAAGACCCCGACACAGGCCGCGGCATGTTCACCCTGTTCATGCCCGACAGCAGCGCCGTGCACTACGTCTACCAAGAGGAGGCAATCGAGTACATCAAGACGGGACAATTTGTATACAACGACTTCATTAAATAACAACAACATGGACAGACAACAGAAACTCAGAACCTACGACAACATCATAGCGGTCGTAGTCATGGCAATCATCGCAGCAATGCTCCTAGCATCCTGCACAACGCAGCGAGGCGCGGGCTACCAAGACCACCTGCGCTCGACGCCGAGCCAAAACTTTGTAAGGCACGACAACGGCGGGTGCGGTTGGAGCCGTTAACATTCATTAACAAGTGGGCGTGATGTTTATAACTACATTGCGCCCACATTTAAACACTAAACACATGCAACTTATAGACAAAGCAATTGAGCACGCCCAGAACCAAATCATGTTCGCTTGGAAAAGCGTCATGGGCTACGAGGCACAGCTAAACAACCTAGAACTTAACGACCAAGACACGGCCATCATCCGCACGCTAATCGAGGCGGAAAAGGAACGGGTTGAAATCTATACACTAATACTTAACACACTAGAGCAATGATAAACGGATACGATTCATGGAAACTCTCCAACCCTTGGGACGATGGGGACGAAAGCGAGCAAGAGATTGAGCGCATTAACGAAACGGTGTTCTTCAAGTACGTGCACGGCAAGAAGTACTCTTACGGCATGATTAACACGGAAGGCAGCGAAATTAGGATACACCACTACATGACAATACCGATCATTGAGATGGATGAGATTGAGCCTACCGATCAAGATCTCCGCGACGAGATAAGCCGAATCAGAAGGAGCTACGTGCAATTCGAATACATCGAGCAAGACGAGTTCATGGAGCAGTTCAAGATAGCGCAAGACTGCCTAACTAAAATCATATCCAATGAGACGGGTGATTGACCACCTCGTACACAGCCTCATGATGTGGATGCTTAAAGACCTTGACAGATGATTATAGACTACCGCGCAGGGGACGAAATCATCTGCATCCGAGACCATTCACAGGGCATAGTCAAAAAGGGACAGGTATACACCGCGCAGCACCTCCAACGGATGGACTGCGGGTGTATACACCTTGTTGACGTGGGATTGAAATCTGACCGCCCGTTTACAATGTGCGCGGTGTGCGAGACAAGGCACGAGAAGACCGACGACATATGGTGGGTCGACGCAAGGCTGTTCCGCCGACTACTGACCAAGTCTGAAGAGGATGACCTAGCAGAAGTGCTTGCCGAGGTGTTCTCTGAGGAGCTAATTAGTCTTAATTAGTTAAGATTAATCGTAAGCACTGAAGTTATAACTATATTTGCAATCTAAATGACAAGGCTATATAAAACGAAAGAGGGCTATGAGGTTGTCAAACATTCGCGTGACGTTTATGCAATTGTAGGCAGGCGCGTGAAGTACATAGGCAGGGTCTCAGCTAGCTACCAATCGACTGGGCGACTGCTCAAGAACATACCAAACGAAATCAAAACAATCTTTTTTAATCTACAACGAAATGAATTGGAACCTACAACAGCTATGGAATGAATGCGTTTATTCCCAACAGCGTCCGCTAGAACAGCGCGACTACTGCTACGCATCGGAAATCGGGCAGCCGCTCGTTGACCGATACCTCAAGATGAAGGCGGTGACGCCGACAAACCCACCCAACATGCGCAGCCTGCGTAAGTTCGAGGCGGGCAACCTAGTCGAATGGATTGTACGCTACGTGCTAGAGCGTGCAGGCATCATCTTCAACACACAGGAACGCGTCATGGTCGAGTACCCCAACATGCTCAAGGTGTCGGGCCGTATCGACTTCCTCGCGGGGGGACGCATCGACATCGAGCGTGCAAAGCAGGACATCACGTCCTCCCACCTGCCAGACTCTATCCAAGCATCCTCCCTGTACATCGCCGAGAGGCTGTACGATAAGTTCGGCGACAAGGAGCTAGAGACAAAGGTGCTCGAGATTAAGTCGTGCTCATCCTTTGTGATGGACATGATGGAAAAGACTGAGAAACCCATCAAACATCACCGCCTGCAACTATTCCACTACATGAAGGGCTTGGGTCTGAACGGCGAGCTGGTGTACATATGCAAGGACGACCTGCGCATGATGTGCTTCCAATACGAGCCAAGCGCAGACCTAGAGCAGGAATACCTCACCGACCTAGCGGCAATCACGCACTACTTCACCGCGGGCATACAGCCGCCGCTCGAGAAGAGCATAGTGCTAGAGGACGCTAGGTTCAAGAAAAACTTCGGCATCGAGTACAGCAACTATCTGACGCTGTTATACGGCCATGAGGAGCCTAGAAACTACTCGGACGGGATAAAGTCCCAAGTGGCACGCTGGAGTCGCGTAATAGCCCGCTATGCAAAGGGTGACAAGATTACCCCAAAGAACGCAGAGGTACGCGCCGAGATCGAGGCCGCAGGATACAACTTCAGTCAGATAGTAGAACAAGCAAAACGATTCGGCGTAACCGAGGAAGAGGAAGAAATTTAATAACAAACCAAATGATAATCGAAACACTTTACAACGTGGGGGATATGGTATATTTCCTACACAACAACAAGATGATGCACATCGCAATCTACAAGCAGGACATCAACCTGTACGAAGACCGCATCAGCACATACCTAATCTTCAAGGATGGCGACGACATCATCGTCAAGCCCCAGGACCAAGTGTACGTGACACAAGAACAATTAATACAATCAATAACACAGGCAGCATGAGAATCCAAATCGAAACGGGTGTACCCGTACCAACAACAACAACACGCAAGTCAAAGTACCCGTTCCGCGACATGGAGGTAGGAAACTCCTTCTTTGTCAACGAGAAGATAGACGTCAAGCGTATGCAACAGAAGCTAGCGGCTGCGGCCTCCATGTTCTGTAGAAAGAACCCAGACCACAAGTTCAAGACACAGGCGTTCCCCACGGGCGTCCGACTATGGAGGGTGAAATGAAGCACAACGCAGTGATCACACCACAAGGGGCGTTACGGATCTACGACCGCCCCCTCTTCGAAGAGCAGGTCAGAGCCATGTCCCGTGAAAAGGACTTGGCTGTGACCGTCGAAGTCAAACTAAAGAAACGCTTCCGCTCCGACGTGCAGAACGCATACTACTGGGGCGTGGTTGTGGCAATGGTGTCGGACAGGCTGAGGGAACTTGGTCACGACATCGACCGCGACCTCACCCATGAGTTCCTCAAGGGCAGGTTCCTCTACTCTGAACTGACTGACCCCAATTCGGGTGAGGTCATGAAGATACCACGCAAAACGTCGGAACTGGCAACGGAGGAATTTATTGAGTACATGGAACACATCAAGCAGTTTGCTGCTGAGACGCTAGATATATACATTCCCGACCCAAATGAGCAACTTCAGATAGGTTAGACCCTTGGGTTCATTTAAAAGAAAACAAGAGAAAAGAAACAAGTCTGTAGAAGAAACCTAAAGAGAAGAAAAGAAAAAGCCTCCCCCCGTGAAAAACAAACTACCCCGCCCCACAAAGGGGCAGCTACCCGATCCAACATACTCGCGTATGAAGTTTGCCTCTTGCACCGACAGGGCTGATTCGGGTGGTGGGGTTGGGGAAAAAAAAAGCCCTCGTCTGGTACGTCCGAGGGCATTTTTGGCATGAGAATTAGATTTCTCAATTCCCACATTGCACTGGTACCAGACACTGCAATGTGAGAACGGGACAAATGTATGGCGACCGCAACACGGAAGTCAAAAAAAATAATTGCATTAACAATACACACGAGTTATATTTGTAAAAAACAACAACATGAAAAAACAAACAGCAGTAGAGTGGTTAGAGAAAGAAATTTCTACAAAACTTGGTACTAATGATTTACTTGATGATTTATACAAACAAGCCAAAGCAATGGAGATTGACCAGATGGAAGAAGCATTTCATGAAAGCCGATTAACAAAAAACTTTTGTGTTTACTTGAATTCAGGATTTAAACATGAATCATTTTATGCATATTACTACGAAGGAGGTGACAAATGAAAGCAATACTTGAATTCAATCTTCCTGAGGATCAGGAATACTTCGACATGGCGATTAAAAGCCGCGAGATGGCCTACGCTCTGAATGACATCAGAAACTACCTCAGAGGGAAGGTAAAATACGAAGAGATGCCAGCCGACAAATGGGAGCTATGCGACGAGATATACCAAGAGTTTTTCAGACTGCTAGAACAAAACAACATAAAGCTATGATAAAGATTTCAGACAAGCCGACCAAGCAGGTCGAGTACTTTACAGGGACAATCACGATGTGCTTCCCTGGTGTTAAGAATAAGGAATGGACGTTTACGGTCTTGCGTACAACGAACGGAGTCACTACCTTTGACGTAGAAATCAACGACAAACAATTCGGTGAACACTTTGAAGAGTACAAGGACTCGATCCCTTTCTGTATCGAAACGCTCAAGGAGACCATCAAGGCGAACTTGGCTAAGGAACAGGCAGAGTGGAAACCCGCAGGAAAATAACACAGCCCATGAAGGAGAGGAGTAAAAAGTGCAGAATCTGTAGACAGGAGTTCATCCCCAAGTACAGCACCATGCAGGCAACGTGTGAGAACATTGAATGCATGATTGCATACTCCTCCAAGCAGAAGGACAAGAAGATTAAGCGGGAACTGAAGGAGGTCAAGGAACGTAACAAGTCCGTGTCCCAGTGGCGGAAAGAACTCCAGCAGGTGTTCAACCAATACATCCGCCTCAGAGACCAAGGCAAGGGGTGCATCAGCTGCGGCAAACAGCTACAGGGTAAGTATGACGCAGGTCATTTTTATTCCGTGGGGTCGTACCCTAACCTTAGGTTTTCAGAAACGAATGTTCATGGACAGTGCGTGGGCTGCAACCAACACAAGCATGGTAACCTCCTTGAGTACGCCATCGGCATCGAGAGGCGCATAGGCAAGACCAAGTTAGAGGAGCTGAAGTCGTTACGCAACGACCGCCTTAGCCTACCGCTTGACAAGATAAAGGAGTTGATATACTACTACAAGGACAAGGTAAAAGAAATAAAAAAATGATACAACCACCAACCTGGGAAGACCTAGGTTACGCTAACTTTGAATAATGGACAAGACCAAAAACATTTACACCCTGATCGTACTCGCACTCTCCGTGGTAATACTCTGCGGCATATTCTTCATGGTCTTCCACATGGGAAGCATCGAGAAGAGTTCAGAGAACGAGTCCGTAGCCATCGAGAGGCTACACCAACTTAACGAGAAGTACCAGTCTCAGATGGACTCAAACCTCGTGATCATAAGCGCGACCAAGGAAGCACTTGACTCGTTTATCGTACACGACCAGCAGCAGTTCATCATGGAGCAGGAACGCATCGACAAGGCACAAAAAATTGTTTCACGAATACCAAAAATGTCAAATGACTCACTTAAAACACTTTACGTTAACTCTTGGAATTATCTTCTTAACGAGTATCGTACAGGGCGTTTACGCCCAGCCAACTAGCCCCCAGCTTCCGCGTGAGGCGCAGGAGGTAATCTCGGCAGCCGCTGAGACCATACTACAGGACAAGAAGACCATCGAGTCCCGATCGGTCCGCATACAGCAGATGCGTGAGCAGCTGACCACTGCACAGCAGGCGTTAGACCTCGCCATAAAGAACGGCGAACTATGCGACGAGGTACGCAAGAACCAACAGGCGGAGATCAAGTTCCTCGAGATGTCGTACAACGACATGAAGCACGAGATGAAGAAGGAACGCCGTAGAAAAATATTTTGGAAATGTACATCGGTAGCCTTGGTGGGCCTATCGTTGTATTCATTGTTGTTATAGTTGTTATAGTTGTTTAAGGGGGGTGGCCTAGCGTGGCTGCCCCTTTTTTTTGTAAATTAGCATCGCGAATTAATAAATAAATCCAATGTCAAACATTCAAAAAGCACTAGAGGTGTTAGACCTCCCAGAGGAATTTGCACAATACGATGGGCAGATTCAGACACGAACCAATTACCCGTTCCGCATCTATGAGGTGACCGACATATCGTCGAGTCCAACCCGTGTGTACTACACCTGCGAGTTCATGCCTGAGAAGGTGGAGCTGTTCGGTATGTACGCGCTCAACTACATCGCGAACGCCCTGCACCAGATGGGCTTTGTGTACGAGGGACAGGACGAAAACGGCGTGGCCACACTAACGCAGCCCGCTAGATGGGTGAAGCACGAGGCTCCGAGCAGCCTTGCTGGCCAGAACGTGTACTATGTGTGGAACCAGATTCGCTGTAGCGAACAGAGCATTGACTTCCTGTGCGAGCCGTTTGAAACGGTTTACCAGGGCAAGGCAGACGACATGAAGGACCCGATGGTCCGTGTAGGATACTGGGCTCGCCTTATTGGAAAGGGAGCAGACGGAAAGCCTGTGGTGAAGTGGACGTCTAAGTACGCCATCACTCCTAAGCGCCGCATCCGCCGTGCTGAGTTCATGCAGATGATTGATATGCCCCTTGAGGAGTTCATGTACAAGACGCGCACCTCATGGAACCGTGTCGCTACAGACCCTGCAACCCATATCAACAACATCGCTATGGACGTGGAGTCGCTAGAGGGAGACAAGTTGAAGAGCGTGTTCTACATCAACGGCGTGGACGCACAGACCTTTGACTACAAGAAGCTCATTACATCGTTCAACAAGACCTACGGCGGATACATCTGGATGTGGCGCCTGTACAACGGCATAGACCCGAAGATTGTGGACAACGCCTACGGAAGCACCCTGAACATCGGCATCGACCCTATGGCGGACTCTACCATCACGGTTGTGTCTGGCAAAACAAATTCATGGGAACCCAAGACCAAGACCCTGACGTACAACCCAGACCTCACCACCGAGGCGCAGATCCTCGCATACATGGAGTTCCTTCCTGCAACAGGCAAGAACGAGTGTGTCGGACGAATGCACAGCCTCGAACGAGACCACGAGTTTTTATGGTAACAAAATGGGGGCAATCGCCCCCTTTTTTTATCTAAACTTTTCTGATTTCTTCCACCTCGTGATGTGGGTGTTCTTGGACAGCGGTCGGATTTTGATATATACGCCATCCCGTGACCGTGAGTCGCGCATCCCCTGCTCGTTGGTGTTACCCTCTATTACTCGAATAGAATGCTCCCCTATGCGGTCTATGATGCCTGTGTGTCCAATCCCTTTGTATCTGGACTTACGAAAGTTTGAGTATGTGTATGTGGCGACAAGGACATCGCCATCACGAAAGCTCTTATAAAATTTTCCATCGGTAAAGATTACGTCCTGCTTGTTGTAGGCGGTCGGACTCCAGCCCGTGATTGTATTAGGAATGCCACACTCTTCGAGCATGGCCTTGACAAAGAAGGCGCACCAGGCATTGCCTGGCCTCCATCCCACGTCGTACATCATCTTCTGTAACTCCTTGTCGTTGAACGCCTCGTTGTTACCTCCCTTTTCCCTTACTCCGACAAAGGAGGCGGCAGTGGCGCGGACGCAGTAGCCGTCATTATTAGCCACAGTATAAACAGGAAGCACAAGAAGAGTCCAAAGTAAACACAGATGTATAACACGATTCTTTGCCATGCGCTTGATGAGTATTCTAGTTCCTCCTTGGCTGGCTTCGAGTAGAAGTAGTTCTGCAAACCTCTGAAGTTAAACAGACCGCCAAGGAACACCACAAAGTTAGCAAAAATCATGATAAGTGCGGCAAGAATTACCTGCTGAATGTACTCGATTGAGATCAGCCCGTCGCCAAAGTACTCGGCGCTGTAAGAACCTGCGAGCAGAAACAGGAAGAACGCGACTGGGATAGACCACAGGCCGTCGAAGAGTTGGAGTTTTCTTAGGATTTTTTTCATGTTGTTATACTAAATCGGTTAATGGTATGCTTGGATCCCAATCGGGAATAGGAATAGCTCCATTTGGATCTGATACAATTTTATTGTATTCGGCCAAGGTTATGTTCGTTATTGTTTCACTGAAACTTGTAACCAAGTCAAAGTTGTTTACAGCCCATGCCTGTTGTGAAACTATTAGCTTAGTTTCATCTAAACTAGTTGCATAGTCGGCATCTTGACACGCCTTTGTTTGAGAAACAAAACAGTTATGTCCATCAAAGTCTGTGAACTGTATCTTGTAAGTGTAATAAATCATCTTGCTAAGTTAAATGAAGCGCCTACCCAGTCAGAAATTAAAACCTTTGTCGTAGTGCCGACAGTAGATGCTAAACCTACTATAGGGAATCCTCCGTAAGTGCCTGTAGTTCCAACAAATTTGTATACTGAAGAATAAACAATTCCGTTAGCGGAATAGAAGAACACCGCGTCTCTTATGTTTGCACCACCTGGTTTATAAACACCAAGCCAAAGAGCGTTTGTGCTTGCGGTTATAGATGTGGTGTTTGACACCAATGTTCCCGCTGTGTTTTGCGCTCTTGTAGTCCAAAATGTAGCAGCAGATCCACCATAGTACCAATAGTATCCCATACCTAAATCCGACAAGCTAGATGTTCCGCTAATGCCAGTAAATGCATTATAATCTTGGGCGCCAGTGCCAAGAGCGTTTAACTGCACCTTGCTTATAGATAGGTAAGGCATTGAATATGTTGCAGCCGTTGCTCCAAAGGTTGAGTTGCCACCTGTTCTTCTTACGTTTATAGACATATTTGAAGAACCTGTCGCTGTTGAGCCTGTGTTTATGTTTGCTGCACCCCAAGCGTCAATAGACCCCGCAGAGTTTGATTGAACACCTGCACCTGTTCCAGATGAAACAGTGTTCATAAACGTACTATAAGCAGCGGCTGTTACGGCTGATGGAAGGGATGTAAAGTCATCAAAATAATCCAAGCCTCCAGCATTACTGGCTGAAAACTGAGTCCAATATGTGCCGTCATATAAGAAGGTTACACTTCTGTTTGGCAACAGGAAATACGCCATGTTGTTTGCCATTCTAAATCTATTGGCAGCCGTTGATGACGTTGAAAGGTTTTCAATTATTATAAGGTTATTAGCTGTTGATGAGTTATATATCGTAACTATTCTGCCTGCGGTTGGACTCGATAAACCACCAAGGCTCATCATGTAATCTGTGTTGGTAGAATTAATCCTAATAACCTTGACCACGTTTGACGAGTTAGGCCATCCAGTTGGTGCGTAGTTATCTTCCCTTGCATTAGCTGTGCTTACAGATATCTCAGGTAAGTCTGCACTAGCTGCGGTTACAGTCCAAGACCTATCGGTAGATAAATCATAGCCTGTACCATTAATTGTTAGTGTTCTTGCGGATGGAACCCTGCCGTTAAACGTGTTCCAGTCTGTAGATGTCAAGTATCCGTCAGCAGATGTTGTGGCTGCTGGGATCGATATAGTGTTGGTCGCCCTGCTTAATGGAGAACTGAAGGTGAGCGCACTTTCCTTTGCATTAAACGCTGTACGATCAGCCGCGCTCAGGTATCCGTCTACAGAGTTTGTGGCAAGGGGGATGCTGAGGTTGGGCGTCGTGCCTCCAGAGGAAAGTATTGGAGCCGTAGCGTTTACGGCGGTTACAGGTGTGCCTACCTGTGACGCCACATAACTCTTGACCGCCTTCTGCGACGGGACAACAATGTCGCTGTTGAGCGATAGGGTTGGGTCGGTGTCTATGGGGGTTCCCTTTGTATATCCTTGTGCCATGTTATCTGCTTATTTCTTCCCAGTCCATTGATGCAAATGCAGTTTCATTATTTGTTCCTGCTGCTACAATTACTGTAAACTCATAAGGAGTTCCTGTTAATCCATCTCTTTCTAATTGATTACTAAAAAGTGCTGCTCTTAATATATCAACAGATACACTTGTACTTGCTGTAGCTGTAAAATAACCTGATGCTAAAATTCTACCTCCTGTAAAAGATGTTCCTGTTAAATTATATTCTACAGAAGAATTTGTTCCTGCACTTACCCATGAACCACCTGTTGTTGTTCCTGCTGCTACTACTTGCCAATTATAATTAGCTGCTGTATTACCTATTATAGAAATAGCAGTAGCTACAGCTATAGCATCTAATCTTGTTGATTTAAGTTTTATAGAAACTATAGGATAAAATGTACCTGCTGTTGTTAAAGTTTTAGGAGAAGTTATTGGTGTACCTACAGCTTGTTGTAATCCACGAAGTTCATATCCTCCCTCAGATATTACAGTCGAACATACCTGCTTTAATGTACTAGCACCACTTGTAGCGCCTGTATTAGTTATCTCATATCTCAATGGCAGAGATGCCGTTGTGATGTATGTAGATGTAATCAAATTGGCGTGTTGAAACTTATGGCAAACGTAGAAGTTACCATTTATAACAAATCCCATTCTAACTGTCCCAAGACCTAGCCACTCGATATCCAGGAATAATATCTGAGCCTTTGCAATGTCTAGTGTAATACCAGAAGGACCTGTGCCGTCCATTTTATCAACATTCCATGCCGATTGATTTACTACAGTTTCTGTAACCGATCCAGTAACTAAACTTCTTTCAACAAAGCTAAGGGTAGAGTTATTTAGTTGAACATATAAACCATTTTGAGCTCCATAATATCCAACCCTCTGTCTGAGATTAGTCTTAGCGGGACTCATTACAAACGTGCTGAGTACCAACAAACTTTTACCAGGCTGATATGAAAACACTTTAGTAGTCTCCCTAATAACCTCAGAACCTGATGCTGCCGTTACAGCCAGGTCAACTAATCCCTGGGAAGCATTAAATGTAGCTGTACCTCCTGTTGCGGTTCCTGTTGACCACAGGCCGTTGTCAGAGAATCTGTGGCTTGAGTCAAAGAGTGTAAACGGGCTGCTTACACGCAACCTTCCAAATGCATCTATATTAGGAGTATTTGCAAATGAAATCTCGCTACTAATTACGTTGTATGATGAATATCCTTGTGACATATTATGCTATTTGTGATCCATAAAGTTGAAACGAAAGGTTAGAGTTTGACGAGTAAACCCGAACAACGTCTGTGGTCGCTAAGGTAATACCTATCGTCGCAATAAAGGTGTCATTTCCTGCAATAGGAAGGTCGTAGTAAATATAGTCCTTATTTGTTGTCGCAGCCCCAGCCGCAGACACGCTCACCCTAAACGAGGCGAGGGCCGTCCCTCTGTTGCTTACGATTAAAGAACTTCCGACAGCCGATGTGGCTGATGGTACGGTGTATAGGTCCGTCGGCGTGGTTGCCGCTGGGCTTGACTGCCCTAGTATTTTATAAGTAGTTGCCATCTTTTATTTTATTATGCTCCCATTAACATTAGTACCGCCTCAA